AGGATTGGGAAAACACCCGGATTCCAAAGGAAAAGAGGGCGAAAATAACAAAGGGTTTCGGATGGATGATGCGCAACCCAAGACGTGTTGTTGAAATGCCAATTAAGGGGCAATTAGGCATTTACAATTTGGTTTATACGAAAGGCGAAATAATACAATACCCCCGGAAAATGGTAATTGACAAAAAGAGTTGGGAACAGATAAAAAAACAGATAGAGCAATGAAAACAATCGGATTTCATATTGGACGTATCGGGTTTTATTTGTATCTGCAAAGTTTGTGGAAGTATAAGCAATTTTATTTGACGCCCGGAGTTATGGTTGAGGGCGTAAAAGGACATGACGTTTATTTTGATTTTGAAATTAAATTGCTTTGTTTTGCCGTTGGCGTCCGTATGATATGGATAAAAACCAAAAGAAATTATTAACTTTGTGATGTAAAACATTAAAAACGTGAGCGATGAAAGAGATAACAAAGATATTGCCATTAAATGAGGCGGCAAAGTTACAGACAGCCGCAGGCGAATATGATTGCACAATTACAGAGTTGGCGGTAATGGGCGGAGGAAAAGCGAGAATTGCAATTTCCGGAACGGAGGAAAATTTGGAATTATTGTTTAGTTCAATAGGCAATGAGAGTAAAGAAACCACAACCGTTTGACCCCGATAGGCAATACAACCCCGGAGAACGTGCAGTTTACCGGGGTTCGGTTGTAGTTGCAGAAAGATGGACGAAGATAAAAGAACAAATTGCAAATGAACCCGGAAATATAACCCCAAAATGGCGTTGTAGTCTTTGCGCAATAGATGGAAAAGAATGTTCCAAATTTTGCGACGAATACGGACGAACAGACAACAAAAGAATATATTTCAAAAAAATGAATGGATTAAAAACTTTACTATATAAAAAAAAAAAGAGCGATGAAAGAAAGTAAATTAACCCCGTTTGATGCGGAAACAATTCTGATGATAAAGAGTGTTACCGGAAATGAACCGGAAATTACAGAAAAGGCAGAATTGTTTGAAATGAAAATGTATGTTGACGACAAAGACGAATATATTGTAGAAGCCGCAATTGATGCGGTTATTGGTCGTTATGGAATGAGAGTGCGAGCCGTTGAACATATCTGGGAACAAATATTTTTGCGTGGGGCGACATTCTTTGTTCAGTACGAAAAAGGTGCGGAAAATTTGCCAAACGAAGTACGTGCGGATAAAAGAGAACCGAACGAGAAAGCCGGATATTTGTATTGCCGCAGATTGTTAGAGGTTAGAGCCGTTCCCGTTTCACGGGATAATATCGAAAGACTGATTGATTTTACCGGAGGCGGAACAATGGAGATACCAAGAAAGCCCGGCGGAATTGGTTTATATTCTTTCATAACAGAAAATGGCGTTATTATGAGCGTTCCGGAAAGATGGGCGGTTGTAAGGTTCCCGGATGGACGATTTGGAAAAATGGACTACAAAACATTTGTAGAAGAATTTGAAGAAAAGGAAGAAAACAACCCCGTATTAAGTTTTAGTGAAAAAAGATTGTTTGCAAAAATGAATAATCTTTTCGGAAAGAACATACAAAGCAGATTTTCCAAATTAACCGAGGAATACCACGAATTGTTTGTTGTTGCTGATGATATGTTGGTAAACGGGATAATGCCGGACGATATGACGGAAATAATAGACGAATTGGCAGACATGAACGCCGTTTTGTTCCATATCGCAGCATTGTTCGGTTATAGCCAAAAGGAATTGTTGGAAATAGCATACAAAAAAATTGCAGGCAGGGAGAAAAACCCGGAGTTCATGCGTAAACACCCGCACAAGGAACCGGAAAGCCCGGTTTGTGGAAATTGCAATAACTTTGAAAATGAAGATACGGAGGGCGACGGATTTTGCAACGAGCAAAACAGAATGAGGCATTGCAGTTGTATTGCGTGCAATCAATGGCAGGAAAGACAGACCGCCGAGGAATACAAACAATTTGAACAACGTTTTAATAAAGTACAATAACATGAAAAAGGATTTTATCAAAGAATTAGCCGAGTTGATTAATAAACACGGTTTGGAAAAAGAAATGAGAGATACCCCGGACTATATTTTAGCCCAAGTTTGCGTTGATGCGATGGCGGTATTTTCGGAAGCAATCGCCCGCCGTGACGAATGGCACGGATTCAGAAATGCAGATGCGGAAAAGCCAAAGGAGGAACAAAAGCCCGAAAGCAAAATTGATTGTTCAAAATGCGAATTTCGTATGAAATGCGCCGAATATATGAGCAAATGCAAAATATCTGAATTGATAGAGAATTTTAAAAAGACGGACGACAACGAGGAAAAAATAATGATTAATGCAGTTTTGAAAGATGTATCAAACGCATTAAACCGCCCGGACGAAAACCACGAAAAAGAAAGATTGAAAAACACATGTATAAAAGAACTTATAAAACAGCACAAAGGGGCATTATACATGATGTTTTGGGATGGTGCAGGAAAGTACGAAACAATTGCTATCAAGTATAGCATTAAAAGAAAAAACAAGAAAGGAAAGCGAAAATGAAACCCGTTGAATTTCCCGGCGTGAATGTAGTCTTTGCAAAAGACCAACCGGAATATATGCCGTTACCTGCAATGAAAATCCCCAATGACCCGCAGGGGCTTATAATTACCAAATGGCAGTTATCCCCGGAAGAATTGGAGAGAGTAAAAGAAACCGGAACAATACATTTGTCAATGCTGACGTTTAACCAACCATTGCAACCCGTATTATTAACCGTAGATTTACCAAATGAATAAAATGGAAATATAATAACCGTAAAATCCGCAATGCACGTTATGGATAAAGAAACATTTGTAAAAAGAATGGCAGAATTGGTTGAGATAAAACAAAAGGCTTTGGAGTATAACAGAAAAGAAAGACAAAAAGCCACAGAAAGTTATATAAGCCAAAATTGCCAATTTAAAAAAGGCGATAGAGTAAAGCACAAAGGGAAACCCGGAACAATAGAAGATATAAAAGCAGAATACAACGGCAAATTTGTGTATGATGTTAGATTTGATAAAAAGGACGGTACGCCGTCATGTAGAGTAACAACCGTTTATGAATGGATGTCGGAAAAGATAGAAAAGGCATAATAAACGCCCCGGAATTATAACCGGGGCTTTGCCGTTTAGGTACCGGAACGAAAGAAAGCCAAAATTAGCCCCGTAGGGCGACGAAAATACAAAAGACAATAAAAGTATCAAGTAACAAACAAAACCCGCTTAAAACGAAAATTCCCCGAAAATAACAAGCAAAAGGGAAAGCGACGTTTGAGAGGAAAGCAAAGCGAAAGACTTTGCTGTTATAAAAAGGTTGGAAAATGGAAGCAAGTAAAAGACAAAGGGGCGGACGCCCGAAAATGTGCAAAAGGACGAAAGACCAAAGGGAATTTGATTTGTCGTTTTGCTCAAATCTGTTTTTGCGTGGTTACACGTACAAAGAGATTTCCGAAAGACTGAATGAAGAAAACGCCCGGCGTGGGGTCGGTTACACAATCAGTAAACAGATGGTTTATTGGGATATGCAACAATTGCTTATTGAGTGGAAACGTGAGCGTATGGATAATATAGACGATTACGTTACGCAGGAATTGCGAAAGTTGGATAAAATGGAGGTTGAATTGTGGGAGGCGTGGGAACGTTCCAAGACCGGGAAAACGAGAGAGAAAAACAGACAGAACGCAAATCCCCGTAAAGTTTTGGAGGATGGCGACAACCCGGAATATTACGGGTATGAGGAAACGACAACGGAAACGTCCGCCGGGAACCCCCGGTTTTTGGATTTGCTTTTGAATGTACAACAACGCCGGGCAAAGATGTTGGGATTTGATGCACCAATTAAAATTGAGATTCCGGGAATAAAAGAAAGCATAAACGGCGATGCACCAAAATACGATGTATCAGCAATCCCGGACGACCTATTGTTTGCGGTCGCCGATAAATTGCAAACAGCAGAATATAAAAAACAATTAGCGGAAAAAGGAGTAATTGACGATGGCACGGACAACAAAGAATAATATCAAGAAAAAGGATGAACCGAAACCCGTACACACGTGCGGCGAATGTGGTTGGGGCGAATTTTATTTTGAACATTCAAATTTGGATATGGACGGAAAGCCAATTTGTTTAAAATGCCCGTTTGTTCAAAATCGCAGTATGATACATTCGGAAAAAGCGTGCGACAAATGGAAAAAGAAACAATAAATTGGTCGGTTTTTTAGATTTCCGGTTTTTGCGTCAGAAAAAACACGGGGAAAATACAAAAACATGTAGTCTATTTTTAAGAATTAAACAAAATGGATAAAGAACAATTGCTTAAAATGTATGCAGCATTGAAAAACAACCCCGGCGAAATAGTAAAAGCGGCATCACGTAATAGGCTGATAAACTTTGCCCGGTACATGCAACCGGATTTGGCTTTGGAACCGTTTCACGTCGTTTATTATACGTTGTTAGATATGTTTGCACATGGCAAAATACGAAAAATGATTGTGCAAATGCCGCCCCAACATGGGAAAAGCGAGGGTTCAAGCCGAAAGTTACCCGCTTTCATGTTGGGATTAGACCCGGACAAAAAGATTTGTATCGGGTCGTATGCGGCAACCATTGCGAGAGATTTTAACCGTGACGTCCAAAGAATAATTGATACAGCAAATTACCGTGATTTGTTCCCGGAAACGTATTTGAACGGTTCCAACGTCGTAACAATGGCTAATACGTATTTACGAAATTCTGACGTCATAGAAATGGTTGGGCATAAGGGTTCGTTGCGTGTTGTCGGTCGTGGCGGTTCGTTGACGTCAAAAACGGTTGATGTATCTATTTTGGACGACGTTTACAAAGATTATGCCGAGGGCAACAGCCCGATTGTACGTAATGCGGCGTGGAAATGGTACACGACCGTTGTACGTACCCGTTTGCATAATGATTCCCAAGAATTAATTGTGTTTACCCGTTGGCATGATGATGATTTGATTGGGCGTATTGAAAAAAGCGGGGAAACCGTAATTGACATTAAAAGTTGGGATGATGTAAAAGACATTCCGGCGGGCGCATGGGTACGAATAAATTTTGAGGGACTGAAAACCGGGGAACCAACAGAGATTGACCCACGGGAACCGGGAGCGGCGTTATGGGATAGACGACACAGCCGGGCAAAATTGGAGGGACAAAGAGCGTTAGACCCCGTACAATTTCAATGTTTGTATCAAGGCAACCCCGGAAACGCCGAGGGTAAATTGTATCGGAACCCGTTCCGAACATACGTTGACAAATCCGAATGGGGGACGTATGTACGTAGCGGAAATTATACAGACGTTGCCGACGAGGGCGACGACTTTACATTTTCGGCATGTTATGACATTTATAAATCCGGTAATGAGGCATGGAACGAACAAAAGAAACGGTTTGAACCGATTTTGTATGCGCTAATTACTGACATGGTATTTACGCAGGAAAACACGGAAATAACAGCCGTTACCGTCCCGGATATGATAAACAGATGTGGAACGCAAAAAGCATGGATTGAAAGTAACAACGGCGGTTCCGGCTTTGAAAAGGTTATAAGGAAAAAGATAAAAGCAGTAACAGAACCGTTTTATCAAGGGGCAAACAAGGAAAGCCGTATTATAACAAATTCAGCGATGGTAAATGCACAAATAATAATGCCGATTGGATGGGAACAACGTTTTCCAAAGATACACGAACATTTGACCGGGTTTTTGCGTGATTTTCCTGCAAATTCCCATGACGACCCGGAGGACGGTTTAACCGGAATTTATGAAAAGGAATTGGCGGACGGTAATATTAAGCCATACAACGCCGCATGTAAGGGTATTACACGCCGTAACTAACAATAAATTCCATATATGCAAGAAATTAACCGGGAAATATTATAACTTTGCAAAAAGAAAGGGGCAAAGGGATAGCCCCGGAGATTATAAATTTAGTTTTAACGTTAAAAATTTAAAGATTATGGCGATTTGTAAATGCCCGGCAGCCGCAGCGTTGCCAAACGTTCCGAACTTTACGTGTGCCGAGAGTTTCGGACAGATTCAGAAAGTAGCTTTTCAAAGATTGTACAAAAGCACCGGGGGAAAAAATTCATTTACCATAGAGGCGGGAATAGAACTTAAAGCGTCATGGACGCCGTTGTTGTCAGCAGAGGACGACACAAAGATTGTTGTTTCCCCGTACATTCAAGCACCAACAGCAGAAGCGGGCGCACCCCGTACATTTGGAGGCGGAAACGAAACGTTGGGAGGTATTGAGGAAATTATCGGACGTGAACCAACCCCGTTTACCGGAGTAATGCGAAAATTGCCGCAGTCAATTGTAAAAGCAATGAAACAATTGGAGTGCGAAAGTGATTCCCAAAATTTGGGTATTTATTTGTTTGATGAAAACGGCGCAATTGGAGCATTGCAAGACCAAACAAAGGCAACAACGTATTATCCTATTCCAATTCGTTCTTTGTTTATCGGAGATAAAACATTGGGCGGTTTTGAAGCAAAGGACAACAACGCAATACAATGGTCGTTTTTGCCTAATTGGTCGGATGATTTGGTTATTGTTATGCCAACAGATTTTAACCCGCTTACAGACTTGAAAAATGCCGAGGGATAAAACAACAAAAGTGTTGTTGGAGTGTACAACGCTTAAAACAACACGTGAATTTGATGTAACGCACGCCGAAAGATTGTTGAGGATGCAAAATAACGGCGGTTGGCAGTTACCGGAAAATAGTAAATTTGAATTTGACAAAGAAAATGGGCTTAGATATAAAAGAAATAAAAAAGCAGATAGCGGAGCCACGGAAAAAGACGGCGATTAGTAGGGCGGTTTACCACCAAAACCACATACGTTTTCACGCCCAAACCGTGTTGACGCCGTATGTTATGCAGCCGTTAAATGATTTCTTTGCTTTTGTTTCTAATATATTGCCCGCCGACAAAGTAAGGTTGTTTAAAACAATGTTCCGTTACCCCGTTAAAACAAACGAGATGACGGACGTTTGTTTTGCTAAATTGAGCCGTATTTTTGATGGTAGAAACCCGGCGTTCAATTATCAGTTTATGAACAGCGAACAACGGGACGATTGGGAGTATTACCGACAAAGCGTTTTAGGGGAGCCGCAAATTTGGGCAACAAAAGGATGGGAGTTTTTCAAAACCGAAATAAACAGCGTTTTAATTGTTGATTTGCCCCAAGAACAAGCCCCCGGCGATAAATACCCGGCACCGTATTTCTATTGGTTGCCAATAGATAGTATTATTACTTTCGATGCGGATAAAACAACGGGCGTTATGCGTTGGATTATATTCAAGCAGGACGACAACCGTATTGCAGTAATAGACGATGAAAGATATAGGGTTTTCAGAGAGGAAAAAGGAAACGTTGGGGAATTACTGATTGACAGCCCGCACGATTTGGGATATTGCCCCGCCCGTTTCTTTTGGAACGAACCGTTAAGCCTAAAGGAACCCGATGTTAAGGCGTCGCCATTGACAAAGGAGTTGGAAAGTTTGGATTGGTTTCTGTTTTACCATATATCGAAACGGATTTTGGATATTTACGGGTCGTACCCTATTTATTCCGGGTATGAGCAAAATTGCGATTACTCAAACGCAGAAAACGGCGACCATTGCGACGGCGGTTTTATTAAAGACAAAGCCGGGAATTATAAATTCGACCAAGCCGGATTATTGATACCATGCCCGAAATGTGGCGACAAAAGAATTGCCGGAGCCGGAACGTACATTGAAATACCCGTACCGGATGGCGATAAACAACCGGATTTGCGCAACCCTATTCAAATGTTGACCGTTGACCGTGATAGTTTGGACTTTAATGTTTCCGAGGAAACACGTTTAAAAACAAACATAATTACGGCGGTCGTTGGAACAAATGAGGAAATAACGACACGGGACGCATTGAACGAACAGCAGATACAAGCCAATTTTGAAAGCCAAAGCACGGTATTAAACCGGGTTAAAAAAGGGTTTGAGGAAGCACAACAATTTGTTGATGAAACAATATGCCGTTTGAGATACGGAAATATGTTTATATCGGCAAAAATAAATTTGGGAACGGAATTTTATTTGTACGACCCCAACAAATTACGGGAACGTTACAAATTGGCAAAGGACAACGGAGCAAGCGAGGCAGAATTGGACGCATTGCAAAACCAAATAATCGAAACGGAATACAGACACGACCCCACACAATTACAACGTATGTTGGTATTGTCAGAATTGGAGCCGTACAAGCATTTAAGCCGTGCCGAGGTATTGGATTTATACGGAAAAAATCTAATTTCTGAAAACGAATTGCGTATTAAACTGAATTTCGCTAATTTCGTTCGCAGATTTGAACGAGAAAATACTAATATATTGGAGTTTGGCAGTCAAATACCATTCGACCAAAAAATTAAAGTAATAACAGATAAATTTAATGAGTATGCGAGTGAAAACAGAAACAGAGGGTAAAACAAAGGACGTCGGATTGTTGGACGTTACCCCGGAAAATTTCATTGTTCCGAAAGGCGAGGAAAATTATTACCATTGCCGTATTGAAATTGAAAAATTCAATTCAGAAACGGGCGAACGAATTTCAAAACCACGTATGCAGGTTTTCGGGAAAAAATTCTTTGAAACATACGGGTTGCACCAATTGAAAAAGCAGGGTTATAAAGTTGTTGTAATGCACGACCCGAACGTTTGGGAGGCTGAAAACAGAGAAAAGATTGAGGCAAACAAGCGAGCAAAGGCAGAAGCGGAAGCAAAGGCAGCAGCAGAGGCAAAAGCCGCAGAACGTGAGAAAATGAAAGCCGAAATTATTGCAGAGTTGACAGCCGCCGGAGTTATCCCCGCAGAGCCAAAGAAAGGCGGACGAAAGCCGAAAGCCAAAAAAACAGCAGAAGCAGAGGAAGCGGCAGGCGATAGCCCGGAAAACAACGAGAATGTTTAACCATTAAAAATTACGAATATGGCACAGATTGCACAGCAAGACAATTTGGTTATTGAAGTAGCCACAACCGCCGCAGCATTGGACGGCGACACAAAGAAAAAGTTGATTGAATGTATTGAGGGCGGAACAATTACCGACGTTATTTTGGTAACAAAAGAGGTTGAAAAGAAAATCAGCCATGCACGTGTTGTTAGTTGGTTGGTTGACACAACCGGGGATTCCCCAAAATACACAATTGATATTATTAACGCAAACAGCGGAGCAGTAAAAGAAATCGCACTTAATTAATTCAAAGGGTAAGAATATTATGTTAACGAGAGAAATTTTAGTTGCAAATGCGGCTTTGTCGGGATTGTCTGACGAACAGATTACAGCGATAACAGCATTATCGCAGAATGACGAAAACAGCGTTATTGCCAAGAAAACGGGCGAAATTTACGGGGCTTTGGATGCCGATATTTTGGCGGTTTCCGGTATCGCTAAAAATGGAACCGAAAAAACGTATGATTACGCAAAACGTGTAATGGGGGAAATGAAAACAAAAGCCGATGGCGCAACCGGCCTGCAATCGCAGATTGATTCATTGACCAAGGAAAGAGCCCGTTTAGAAAAGGCAATTGCCGATGGTGCGGCAGATGCGGAAACCGTGAAAGCATTGAAGCAGGCAAAGGCAGATTTGCAGAACGTAACAACGCAGTTTACCGAATTGACAACCAGATATGAGGCAGAAAAGGCAAACCACGAAAAAGAGTTGTTCGGAGTAAAGATTGACAACGCATTGCAGACAGCCGCCGCCGGGCTTAAATTCAAAGCCGGATTCCCGGAAAGCGTGACAAAAGTAATTTTGGCGCAGGCAACCGAGAAAATCAAAGGCATGAACCCGGAATACATAGACGACGGAAAGGGCGGTAAAATTTTGGCTTTCAAAGGTGCCGACGGTGCGATTATGAGAAACCCGAATAATCAGTTGAACCCGTTCACGCCAAAAGAGTTGTTGATAAAGGAATTGGAAACAATGGGCGTTTTGGAGGTACAAAGACAGCAGCCCGGAGGCGGTACAAATCCGCCTGCAGGAGGTGCCGGAGGCGGCGGAAGTATTGTTTTAGACACGACCGGAGCCAAAACACAATCAGAGGCATACGATATTATCGCAAACAATCTGATGGCGCAGGGCATGACGGTTGGGTCAAAGCAATTTGATGAAGCTATGAGGAAAGTTTGGCAAGAAAACAATATTGGAAAATTGCCGGAAAGATAACCGGGTAATGGGTAAACCCGCATTAATAACAATTTAAAAACAAAAAACTATGAGTTTAATTGCAACGAGATTACAAAATTGGCGAGTTGAGAACCCGGAGTTAGACCGTAATATGACCCGCCCTTGCGAGTATGGCGCATTGGATTTTTTCATTGAACAGACCAACGCCGGAAATTCTATTTTGTCCCCAAATTTGCGTGAACGTGCGTTTGCCTCAATCGGCAACACGGTACAAGTTCCGGTTATCAATTACGACGGGGACGTAACTGTTGGAAATGTACGTTCGTGCATTATCCCGGATGATGAAAACACGTCCGCATTATATACGGTCGTTTGGGCTACCTATTCAGTAGGTTTCACGATGGTTCCAACGTTGTACATGAACAACGAAATTTCGTATGAACACGATTTTAACCGCAAAATGGAAAAGAATTGCCGTGCGTTGGCTGATGCGTTAGACAAAGCAGCCGTTGCCGCATTGGAAGCCGGAAAGACCCAAGTTTTGAAAGACAAATTGAATTACAAATTCGCTGCAAACGTTATCGAAGTTCCAACACAGATGGCAACCGAAATTATGGGCGATATTGACCCGATTATGAGGGCGAATTGTTACCCACGTATGGCGCACGTTATTGGTAACGCCGGGGTTGATAGTCTAATTAGAAAATTGGCACAGCACGGTATTTATAACGACGTTAACAAGCGCATGGAATACGACAACAAAGTTTTCCATTACACAAACAACGTTGTCAACGAAGTAGGCAAAAACGGTACATTCTTTGCCGTTGAGGACGGAAACGTTGGCGTGTTAACACGTGTTGACCGTGAGGCATTGCGCCGCACACGTGCCAATTTCCACGAATGGGACGTTGTACGTTTGCCGTACATTGATTTGCCCGTTGGTTCGCATTATTACACAGCAGTAGGCGACCAATCACAGATTGCGGGCGCAGCGAGTGCGGACATGACATGTAACGTTAAGGAATATTTCGGATTTAGTGTTGACGTTGCGTTTATTATCGCATACAACAGCGACCCGGCAACCGTCGCAAATCCGATTGTCAAAGCACAGATTGCAGCACGTGCGGAAAATGTTCCTTTGGGTATGCCCGTATATGTTACCAATTCGGAGGAAAAGCCAATTTTCACACAGACCGTTTAATTTCGGTTTCAGTATTAACAACATGGGGGCGGGGAAAATCCCCCGTCCCTTTTTTAATTTATAGCAATATGGAAACGTTAGTATCAATTAAAACAGATGCAGCCAACAAAACCGTTACAATCAATGAGGCGTCCGGCGGAAAACCGGAACACGCCGTTTATAGTGCAAGAATTGAGGACGGGAATTTGATATTGATTAATTCAGTAACGACGCAGAAACGTTTTTCGGCACCATTTAACACCGTTGAAATAGACGGGGCGACATATCAGACCGAAACGGAATGTATGCAGCATTTGGCGAATATCGTAAATTTTAAGCAGGGGGGCGGCGCAATCCCGGTAATGTATAATCACGCCGGGCAAATCAAGGTAAATTATAACGGTTTGCAGATTTCAAACGTTGCAGCCAACCAACAATACGTTTTGCCATTGCACACGGCAACCCCAACGGTTGTTGCAGCCCCAACAACACAATATCCGACCGGAAGCGAAACGACGTATAACCCAGCAATGTTTATTCCCGGAGATAACCCGCCAACGACAATGCGGTTGAGGGAAAACAATATTCCCGGACAAACGCACCGTTGGCGTATAATCGGAAGTTATGAGAACAAAGCGCAGGGAAACAACGGAGAATTGCAATTTCTTTTGGTAAACCCGGACAGCGGGTTTTATGTTACCGACCAAATCACGTTGCCGAGCGACAAAACGGAGGGAACGTTTACAATTGAATTAATGACAATTGCGGACGATGCAAGTTTGGCGGTTGGTAGGGGTTATTTACTCAAAGCCGTAACGTCGTTTTCTGATAACAATTTGGTTGTCAAAATTGACAGCATTACACGAATTAGTTTTGCCGTAGAAAATCAATAACTATGTATCGAATAAAAGAAATACAAGACGCATTATTGCACGTCGTCGGGTGGGAACAATCCTTTGACCCGGCAAAAGCAATTGACACGGATTTAACGCAAACGGAAAGCGGGTTGTATTTTCAAGGTGCGCACCCGCTTTTGACGTTGGATAATATGGCGTCGATTATGCCGGATGATTGGGGAATACAATACCCCGTATGGGATGCGTTAACGCAATGGAAGCAAAACAAGGTTGTGCAGTATGGTAATGATACAGACGGGAACAAATTGTTTTGGAAAGCAAAAGCGGATAACGTAGGAGAGGAACCAACGGAAAATTCTTTGTTTTGGAGTAAATACAACATTCTTTCTGATTTTTTGGAAAGAATAACACGTAACGGGATTGCAACCGCAATTCAGACATTTACCCAAATTAAGCAATTGGATAAAGAAACACGCAATTTGTTAGAACGCAGAACGTTTTTTGATGGTGCCGGACGCATACGGGCAACCCTGCAAAATAATCATAAATTGGTTGGCTTTGAAATTGTCCCGGTTCGTGCAATGGGAGTGACAACGAAAATTGAAAAGATAGGTTTGCAAATGACCGGGGCGACCGGAAAAGTTAGAATGTATCTTTTTCATTCGTCCCAAATTGACCCGGTAAAGACCTTTGATTTGGATTTTACCGTAACAAATGGCGGCTTTCAATGGTTTCCGTTAACGGATTGTTATTTGCCGTATATCAGCGACGAAAACAACGCCGGGGGGTCGTGGTTCATTTGCTACAATCAAGACGAATTACCCGCCGGAATGGAGGCAATAAACGTTTCAAAGGATTGGAGCCGGGAACCGTGCGGAACATGCAACATTGGTTCCGTTCAATTTTGGCGAGAGTTGACAAAGTATTTACAAGTAACGCCGTTTATGTATAATGCGCCGGAAACGTTCGCAGAATACCCGGAGTTGTGGGATATTGCATACACGATGTACACACGAACCCAAAATTACGGGCTGAATTGCGAAATTACTATTGGATGCGATTTAACGGATTTCATTATTTCCCAAAGGCAGATTTTCCAAACGGTAATACAAAGACAAGTTGCTGCAATTGCATTGCGGACGTTGGCAATGAACCCCAACGTAAGGGTTAACCGCAATCAATCAAATGCAACCCGGATGGATATTTTGTATGAGTTGGACGGCAACACGTCCGGCGTTCGCCCCGGCGGTTTAGGTTACGACCTTAAAAAGTCTTATAAGGCGTTGCAAATAGATACGCAAGGGTTAGACCGTATCTGTTTAGCCTGCAATAACCGTGGGGTAAGATACAGAACCGTGTAATTATATAATTCAAAGGGAAAGTTGTATATAATTTCATGTAAAAATTGTATTTATGAAACGGATAACCGATTTGCGAAAAAGGGTTGCGGATTTCAACGAGGCTTTGACGTCTGGGCGGATAATACAAAACATTATATGGGACAATGAGGCATATATAGTTGATTTGAACGCCGAGGAACAATTGTTTGAACAAGGTATTAACCGTTTGGGCGTCGAAATTTCGGATTATGCGCCATATAGCCCGGTAACAATAGAGATTAAGGAGGCAAAGAGACAGCCAACAAACCGGGTTACATTAAGGGATGAGGGCGATTTTGAAAGTAGCTTTTTTTTGGAAGTTGGTACAAAACAGTTTGAAATAAAGGCGTCCGATTGGAAAACGGAGGAATTAATAAAAAAATACGGTCGGCAGATATTGGGATTAACGGACGAAAATATTGCAATACTTATATGGCAATACATTTATCCGGATTTAATGAACGAAGCTAAAAAACAAATTTATGGCAAATAGGACAAAAGCCCCGGTTATTGACAACCCGGAATTGTTAGACCGGATAATTGGAAACATACAAAACGGATTGGTTGATAATTTACCGTGGTTGGACTTTGCGTTTGGCAGGGCGGAAAGACTTGTTAAGGCAAACGCAAACCAAAAACGATATTACACGCCAAACGTATATACCGGGCAAAACGATTACATGGAAGTAACGCCCGATGCAAATATTGGTAACTTTTGTTTCTTTTGGGTTGACGACCCGCAAAATGTAAGTTGGGAACCCGGCGTTGATATTGGTATAAAAACGCCATTTTCGATTATATTTTGGTTTGATTACAGAAAGATATACAACAGTGACAGCAAAAGGAATAAAGAGGATTTGAAACGGCAAATATTGGACGTTTTGAACGGCGGTTTTTGGTTGAGAAACGGAAATTATAAAATCAACAAAGTATATGAATTGGCGGAAAACATTTACCGGGGGTTTTCGTTGGATGAAATAGACAACCAGTTTTTAATGCACCCGTTCGGCGGGTTCCGCTTTGAGGGCGAATTGAGTATTGGCGAAACGTGTAAATTGTAGTTATTATGAAAGAATTTGTTTGTATCATTATTGTTGTCGCATTGATAGCGGCGTTTGTATTGACTTTGTTACGCAAATGGGGCGTTATTGAGTGGGTGCAAGTTCACGGAAACGATTTTTTTGCAAAGATGTTCAATTGTGATTTTTGTTTGTCGTGGTGGGCGTGCGTTCTGATTTGCTTTGTTGCGTTATTGATAACCGGGAACCCCGTATATTTGGGCGTTCCCTTTTGTAGTACAATGATAACACGTATTTTGTTATGAAAACGGTACAGATAAAAGGAATGAACGTTGAAATATACGATTCAATAGAGGATTTGCCAATTTTGCGATTCCATAAGTACAATAAAATGTTGTTGGTTGATGCCGGGGTTGGTTCGGATTTGGCAGACTTTGACCGACATATTGAAAAGGCAATAAGGTATGCGGCAAGCCCGACGCCGAATTTGGCGATTGCGGAGTTGCAGAATTTGCGCCAAAACGTGTATTTCGTTCAATCGGAGATTTCCCCACGGTATTTGGCATTTGCGGTATTGGTCAAATCTGTAAATGGAACGCCGTGCAATGATTTGTCCGACGATGGATTGCAGAAAACAATAAATCTTTTTTCAGACGTCCCAAATTCAGAGATAACCGCCCATTTGGAAGCGGTCAAAAAAAAAATAGACGATGAATTGCGTTTGTATTTTCCCCGGTTGTTCGATGATGCAACGTTAAAAGAGTATTACGATAAGTTGAAAAAAAGAACGATTGTTGTATTACGAACAATTATAGACGGTAGGGCAACCGAGGCAGACGCAAAAGAGATTGACAGTATTACGGCGGAATTGATAACGTATTTCAACCCGCAAGTTTATAGCGGTTCGGATGGCGTAGAGATTAAGCACGACAGACAGTTTGAAAATATGTGTCTGATATTGTCACAGAATTTGCACGTTGAGCCGAAAAGATTTACAGTTTTGGAGTATTACAACGCATTTGAGTATATAAAAGAGCAAGCAAAAAAGGCAAGCAGGCAAAAAACGCCAAAATAAGGCGATTTGAGGCGTTTTTATTTCAAGGCGGTAAATTATACATTTGAGAAAAGAAAATTGATTGTGGGGCAAATTGCCCGTAAATAACAAAATAAATTAGTCGGATATATGGCAGACAACAACAACCCAATTAAATATTCTGATTTGGTAAGCCCGGACAATTCAATTACTGATTTGATTAAACAGTTGGACGACCTATCAGACGCATATACAAATGCGCTAAAAAACATTAAGGCGGAAGCTATTCAATTGGCGGCGATTTTGCAAAAGGTTTCCGGGGCAACAGAGGATGGCAGGAAAACAACGAAAAAAGCCGCCGACGATGCGGAACGTTTGGCACGTGCGCAGCGTGATTTGGCTTTTGCTGAAAGTGAAAACGCAAAGAAGTTGGCGGAGTTGAAATTGGCGCAGCAGGAAGCCAACCAAATAAATAAATTGATTGTGAAAATAAATCAATCCGCCGAGGGTAGTTATAACAGATTATCGGCGCAATATTCATTGAATAAGATTTATTTAAACAACATGACGAAAGCCGAACGGGAAAATACCGAGGAGGGGCGAAAATTAGTTTCGCAAACAAAAGAGATATACGAGGAAATGAAGCGGTTGCAGGAGGCGACCGGGAAATTTCAATTGAACGTTGGTAATTATACCGAAGCGTCCGACGCAATTATTGCTTATGGCGACAAACTGAAAGAAACGTTGGGTTTGAATAGTTCTTTTGGGGAAAGCCTTTTGGCGTTGGGTCGTGGCGGAGCCGAAAGCAAAGCAGTTTTTACAGCAATAGGCGATGGCGCAAAAGCGTTGGGGAAAACATTGTTGGGGTTGTTGTCAAATCCGGTATTTTTAGCGATAGCAGGCATTGCGGCGGCGGGGGTTGCTTTCAAATGGTGGTATGATTACAACGCCGGATTGGTTGAGGCAACAAGGTTGACGAAACAGTTTACCGGGAAAAGTGGCGATGATTTGAAAGCGTTTAGAAACGAAGTGCAAGCCGTCGCCGATTCGTTCGACGCAGATTTTAAAGAAACATTGATTGCAACAAATGCGTTGTCAAAGCAATTTGGAATATCAGCAAACGAAGCGTTGCAGTTGGTTAAAGATGGTTTTTTGTCCGGAGCAGATGCAAACGGGGAATTTTTAGACACGTTGAAAGAATACCCGGCATATTTCAAAGAGGCTGGAATATCAGCAGACCAATTTGTTGCGATTGTAGCCCAAACAAACAAAATGGGTATCTTTTCGGACAAAGGCGTTGACGCAATTAAGGAGGCAAATTTGCGTTTGCGTGAAATGACGACGGCGACGGCGGCGGCTTTGGACGGTATCGGTATTTCGTCGGAACAAGTTCAAAAAGATTTGCAGACCGGAACCAAAACAACGTTCGATGTTATACAAGACGTTTCCGCAAAATTGGCAGAATTGCCGGATAATGCGGCAACGGTCGGGGCTGCAATTGCAGATATATTCGGGGGTCCCGGAGAGGACGCCGGATTGCAGTATTTGCGCACGTTGAAAGATATTTCAACAAACATGGACGAAGTAAAAGGGAAAGCCGGAGTTTTGGCGCAATTGCAGGAGGAACAATTGCAAAGCCAAATTGAGTTGCAAAACGCATTATCCGGGTTGTTTGACGCAACCGGAGGAAATTTTGAAACGTTGACAACGAAAGCAAAAGTTTTTGTTAACCAAGGATTAACGGCGATAATAAAAGGGGTTATTGATGTTATCAACTACTTTATTGAGTTATACAATGAAAGTGTTTTGATACGTGCAATTTGGAATGGGATTGTTGCCGGATTCAAAACAACGTTTGATACGTTGGGAAATGTGTTTGGATTCTTTATTGATATTGTCAAAGCAACCGGAACGGCATTAAAAGGCGCATTTACATTGAATTTTGACGATGTAAAAAAAGGATTATCAGATTACGCAGCGGCATACGGAAATTTGGTTAAAGCCCAAGTTAAAGACATAACAGAAAATTTCCAAGAGGGTTTGGAGGGTATGCAAAAGAAAATAAAACCGTTAACAATCCCTGTTTCTGTTGGAGATACCCCGACGCCACAAACAGACAATAAGCCCGTAACGACACAGAACCCAACCGTAACGCCAAGGGGTAAAAGCGATGCGGAAAAGGCAGCAGAACAACAAGCAAAGCAAATTGAAGCGGCATATAAAAAGAATTTGGAAGCAACCCGAAAATTGCAGGATGCACAATTGCAGTTGGAAACCGACGAATGGGCAAAGCGTCGCCAACAAACGCAATATCAGTATTCCCGCCAAATTGAGGATTTACAACACCAATTGCAGACCGAAAAGGATTTGAACGAAACCGGACGTCAAGCGATAAACGCCACAATTACGGCGTTGGAACAGCAACAAACCGAGGCGTTATTGAAAATCGAACAAGACCGACAATTGCAGGAATTAGCGTTACAGAAAGAAAGCATTGAATTACGTTTGCAAGCAGTCAAAGAGGGAAGCGAGCAGGAAAGACAATTGCGGATGCAGTTGTTGGAAAACGAAAGACAAACCGCATTATTACAGAACCAACAGAAACCGACCGGGCAACAGCAGGACGCCGCGGCGATTAATGCAAGTTTTGACGCAAAGGGAGCCGGAATTGCAGACGAATATTTGCAAGCGCAATTACAGATATTCGACCAACAACAAGCGTTGGCACAATCGGAGTTTGATTTGTTGAGAAATTCAGAAGCCCGGAAAACTCAATTCCGTTTGCAAGCAGAAAAGGAACGTTTGCAAAAGGTTTTAGAATTAAATCAGCAAGCCGCCAATAAATTGTCTGATGTTGAGGTACAAACAATTCAAAACACTATTAAAAAAATAGACCAAGAAATTGAGCAATCCAAAGGGGAGGAACGAGGAACAGACATTTACGGTTTGTTTGGGCTTAATTTGGACGACGACCAAAAAGAGGCAATTAATACGTCTATGCAATACGCATTGGATGCGTTAAATACATTCACGGCGGCACGTGTTGCCGCAGCAGATGCAGCCGTTGAGCAAGCGGATAAAGAGGTTTCCGCCGCACAATCGGCGTTGGATGCAGAATTGGAAGCAAGGGCAAACGGGTACGCCAATAATGTTGTACAAGCGCAAAAGGAGTTGGATTTGGCAAAGAAAAACCAAGAAAAAGCGTTGAAAGAACAACAGAAAGCGCAAAAACAGCAGGCAGCAATACAAACATTGCAGCAAATCGGAAACATGGTAACAGCAACGGCGTTGATATGGTCGCAATTAGGTTTCCCGTTTGCAATACCTGCAATTGCCGTAATGTGGGCGAGTTTTGCAGCGTCTAAAATCAAGGCGGCGCAATTGGCAAAACAGACCGGAGGAACCGGCGGAACGGAAACATACGGCGACGGTACCGTTGAACTTTTGGAGGGCGGTTCGCACCAAAGCGGAAATGATATTGATTTAGGGACGAAACCGGACGGAACCCGCCGACGTGCCGAGGGAGGCGAATTTTTCGCCGTGATAAATAAACGAAGTTCACGCCGTTTCAGAAAGATAATACCGGACGTTATCAATTCGCTAAACAATGGTACGTTTGCACATAAGTATTTAAAATCCTATTCAGACGGCGACGGTTTGACGTTAAACGTTACCGGACAAAGCCCGGATTTACGCAATTTGTCGGATGATGTAAGGGAAATTAAGGAACAGAACCGACGACGGGTTTACGTGGATGGCGACGGAAATACGATTGAAAGTTACAAGAATTTGAAACGTAAAATAAAAAGACTATGACACCAAAATATAGATTCTTTTTGCAGATAGGGGAGGACGGAACCAAACAAACCGTCTGCCCCAATTATAAGGATGATTTAACGTTGGATTATGAGTTGGAAACAAATCAAAGGTTTTACCGGGCTAAATTGTCCGGTAAAATAAACTTTGTCCGTGCTGATTACGATATTATCAATAACGCCCCGTTTGATTCTGAATTTTTCCTATATATCGAAAAAAGCGATGATTGGGGACAAACATACAATCAATACTATAAAGCAAAGTTTATGAAAACGGATTGTACGTTTAATGATGATGATAAATTGGTTACGGTACAGCCGGAAACAATAGACCAATACAACGACGTTTTGGCAGGATTGGAAAAGGAATACAATTTAATTGAGTTAGCCCCACAAATCGAATTTCTTACAATAAGAAAACGCCCATTGATACAAATATACGTTCCCGGAGATAGTATTGTTTCGTGCTTTTTGGGCGGCACGAATTGGGAACAAGACGCAAACGCCACGACTGACCAAAACGCATTAATACAAACCTATCATTTTGCACTATGTAATATTTTGAAAGAAATACAAATTACGTCGCACGGTTCCCCGGAGGTAATATCCGGGCTTTATATTGGGCGGATGTCGACGGGTGTAAGTCCTGATGAATTTATGGGAGATTTATACCCGGAATTAAATGTAAATTATTATATCCATATTGCACAAAAACTAGTTGCGGGTGGGCTACCTATTGGGCTAGCAGGTGTTGAGATACGCCGCCGTTCTGATGATGTGGCAATGTTCCGGTATACAAAGATAACGCAAGAACCTTTTGATACGTTGGAATTTGATTTAACCGCCGTTGAGGGTTCCGGAGCAACGGGTACGATGCACGCCGATATGAAAAGTTATAATATATACGCCCGATATTTGGTTGATGTTGATAAAATAGACGATTTAGATACATACCCGTTGCCGTCCGATGATATTGTAGATAATAATAGAAATTACCGCCGGGCAATTGGTTACGCAATCGACGTGGCATTTATATCTAATAATTTTTCAGATACGCCGACCGAGTGGGGATTAGCCGACAGTGGAAAGTATTTTGAGCCGCCTTATTCCATATATGGACAAACGTTTTATCCAATCGCCCGGTCAACGTGGCGTTATGCGTCGTTATGGTTTGGGTTTTATCTGATGGATTGGATATTAGAGGAAAAAGCCCGAAAAGCATATACTTTGCGTGATGCGTTTACATTGTCGTCATGTATCAATGTGCTATTAAAAGAATTTGCGCCCGGAATAACGCATGAAGCGACGCCGGAATACAGCCAATTTCTTTATAACACAAACAATCCTATTTCCGGGCAGTCATTTAAGTTGCTAATAAGTCAGAAAAGTAATATCATTAATGGCGAATATAAAACCCCGGCGCAAAAAGCCCCGGTTACATTGCAACAGATTATGACGATGTTACGGGATATTTACAAATGTTATTGGTATATTGAGGGCGGAAAATTTAAGATTGAACAAATAAATTGGTTCAGAAATGGCGGTTCGTATGGATATAACCCAATTATTGATTATGATTTAACGCAGTTAGAAAACGTTAGGAATGGCAAGAAATTAGCTTTTGCGACGTCGGAATATTCATTTGATAAAGTAGATATGCCGGAACGTTACCAATTTGAATGGATGGACGATGTAACAACGCCATTTGAGGGGTTGCCAATAGAAATTACGTCAAAATATGTAACAGCCGGAAAGATAGAAGAAATAAATATTTCCAATTTTACGTCTGATATTGATTTGATGTTGTTAAACCCCGGTGCAATTAGTTCGGATGGATTCGCATTGTTTGCGGCGGTTACATCGTCCGGCGGAGGACAATTGGAATTGCCGTTTACAAGACAAACCGTTGATAATGTAGAATACTATTTGCAAAACGGTTATTTAGCGTTTATCAATATACAACCGACGTATTGGGTTTATGATATGCCCGCAAGACGTTTTAAAATAAATAATATGTCAAATTACGCAATCGGAATTGAGAGAAAGAAAAAACAAACATTGAATTTCCCGGCAGGAACAACAGACCCAAACCCGATGCAGTTAGTTAAAACGTATGTTGGTAACGGTCAAGTTGATAAACTTTCAGTAAATTTGTGTAGTCGAAACATTAAAGCAACATTGAAGTATGACACAGAATAACAATTTCAGCGTATTGCCGTGGTACACGTCTATCGACGAGCAAAACAGCCGTAAGAGTTATGCGTATGGGGCAATTTATCCATTGTTTGCCCCGGCTGATAGGCTTTTGCCGTTCCAAATCATGCGGAGCACGCGGGCAAATGCCATTACAAACGTAGTTTTGTATGACAAAAACGGCAAGCAGATAGCCAATATTACGCAGTATATGAAAGATACCGGATTGCAGATTGTCCGATTTGAAAATATGGGTTACGATGTCATTGTATATCCGGCAATTTTGCCGATGCCGTTAAACCAATTCGACGGAATCTATTATATGACAATGACGGATGGCGTTCAAACATGGTGGTCTGAAATGTTTACGGTCGTGCAGGACGTTTCCGGATATTTGAAAATCGAATGGTGGGACATTGAAAACCTTGTATTTGATGCCGGACAGATTGTTTACCAAAATCCGGCATTCAAAAATAGGTTGTATTTGTGTACAGAATTGGGAAAACCTGATTACGAATTTGAGGAAGATGGCGAAGAACGCGACGGTTATTTCTTCCCGGAAAAGCAGATTTCGGAAAAGACCTACAAATGTACAATACTTGCCCCGGAATACCTCTGCGATGTTATGAGATTTATCCGTATGGCTGATTACGTCCAGGTTACCGATAAGTATGACCGAAAATACGATTGCGATACATTCCTAATAACGCCAAAATGGCAGACGCAAGGCGATTTGGCCAGCGTAGAAATAGAATTTCAGACTGACACCGTTGTCAAGAAAATAGGCCGAGGCGTAATGATTGCAAACAAAGGAGATTTTAACAATGACTTTAATAACGATTTTAACAACAATTGATTATGGGAAATTATGATGAATTAAAACAGGCCGTTTCCGATGTCATTAAGACAAATGGAAATCAAGAAATTACCGGACAAGTGTTGCAAAATACGTTGGTTTCTATAATTAATACGGTAGGCGCCAATGCAACATTTGCGGGAATAGCCACCCCGGAAACAAATCCGGGCACACCCGACCAAAACATTTTTTATATTGCATCGGAAGACGGTGTATATGTAAACTTTAATTCTATTAAATTAGAAAATGAAGTTTCTATACTTGAAAATAAGAATGGGAATTGGGTAAAAACTATTTCCGGATTAGCGACAATGGCTAAACTTATGGAGGTAGAATATAAAGCAGGAACTCTAATTGACACAATTATTTCAAATAATGGTAGTAAAAATGTAGAAATAAAAAATCCTATACATATAAAAAGAGGGTCATTTCTATATATAAATGTTTTAAATAATAACTATGAAAGTAATGTCTCGTTTTTCTTTAAAGATACATTAGGGAAATATTATCAATTAGATAATAATGGAGAAAAATACTTTTATGTTTATAACGATATAGATATAGATATGTTTGGGTTTAATTGTTTAAGCTCAGAAGACAAACTAATATCTGCCCATTATAAAATACAATATGTTAGAGGAAGAATTAATAATATTGTAAATTCCGAATTAGGTATCAATCTGTTTGAATATAACTATTTACAGCGTGGTTATATTACAACAAATGGAGATATTTCGTCAGATTACAACGGAACTATTACACCAATTGTAAATGTTAAAATGGGCGATACTTATATATATACAGGTGGTTTTTCTGTTAATGATGATTTGTCAATGGTGTGGGGATATAGTGAAGACGGTAGTGTTAAAAAAATGCTATTGCAGTCAAAACAAGAAATTTATTATAATACAGAAATACAAATACCTGATGGAATTGATTATATAATTGCATGGAGTGATGATAATAGTATAATACCCCAATTGACCAAAAAGAAATCAGCATTACAGAATATGATGATAAAAGAAGCAATTGGAAACAATTTATATAATTATCGAAATTCAATCGCGGATAGATATGTTGATTATTCTAATGGTAAAGAAATGGATGCAGTTGGATTTTATGCAAGTGAATTTATTAAAATCAAAAGCAATACAGAATATTTTATAAAATACGGTCAACAACAATTTGCATTTTTTGATAATAACAAAAACTATATAAGTGGACAAGCCAATGCAATTAATCAATATTTTATAACACCATCAAACGCGTCATTTATTAGAATTACGGTCGATGAAGAATACAATAAAAATCAAATACTTTCAGAGGCTAAAAATTTTTGCAATGAGGAATATAATATAGGATTTAAAGAATTATCCATATTAGATACAAAAATAGTAACTAATGGAAGAACGCGTATTGTTGCAACCCGAAATGAACAAAACTTTAATTCCATAAGAGAATTAATAGAATCTTTGCCAGCCGATTCAAATCATCCGTATGAAATATTTGTTCCAAAAGGAAGATGGCACGAATGTGATTTGAGAGGGAAAAAATATGTATATATAATAGGGGAAGACATGTATGAAACTATTATATATAATGATGGCCTATCTAATAATATAACTCCCAATAATTATCCGTTTGGTCTAGGTGGTAAACCGTTAAATGAAATACCAAAAGATTTCAAACATATAATATATGCGCAAAATGATTTAAATATTAGCAATGTAAGATTAGAGACAAACGATTGTAAATATTGCGCGCATTTAGATAATCTATATTATAATAATATTGTAATAAATAATTGCATTATTGCAACAAAAGAAAATGTAAATTTCCCTATTGGAATAGGAATTTATGGAGGACAAAATATAAATATAATGTCATCTATAATTATTGCTTATGATAAAAAAGAGGGAATACTTTGTCATAATTGGAACAATCAAAGATTTCCATCATCTATAATAATAAAAGATACATTATTTGACGGATGCGATTTTCTTATGGTTGACGAACTTGGAAGCGAACAAAATGATTTATGGCAATTGATTAATTGTAAGTCGACCAAACCTAAAGGTGGTAATGTATCATTTATGGTTGACTACAATAATGAAAATAAAACATTTTGGATAAATAATAATGGGGAAAATGAATCAGACCCACAAAAAGTTCCATATAGTATAAAATTAAATACATTAGGTAGTAATGTGAATGCGTTTATACCAATTAATTTTTTCCCAACAGGTGTCGTTGCGAGACCTAATATGGAAAAATATATTATATCGGATAATTTTTTAAAAGAAGATATAGAAAATCAAAATATCGGTGATGTGTTAATATCGTTTAATGGAGAATATAATGATATTGAACTAAAGATATTAGGAGTAATTCAAAATATAATAGACGGTAAAATGTATATATCATTAACAGGAAAAGGGGTTTGTATTAAAAAAAATATAATAACTGATGATGTTTCAGATAATCAAAAGCTATATGTTAATTCGCAAAAAAAAATAACAACATCAAAAACGGAAAGATTTTTAGGTGTGTCTCAGTTATTAGACGATAAAATTATTATAAATATATAGAAATTATGGAAAGACTATTTAATTGGGAACAATGGCGCATTATTGCCGTATCAGCGATAAGCCCGGTTTTGGGGTATTTTACCCCAACAAAAGGATTTGTGTTTGCTTTGGTAATGATGTTTTCATTCAACATTTGGGCAGGAATGAGAGCCGACGGCGTGGCGATAGTTCGCTGCAAAAACTTCTCATTCCGTAAGTTCAAAAACGCCTTATGCGAATTGCTATTGTATCTTTTCATAATGGAATCTATATTTGTCATTATGAAGAATTGCGGGGATGAAGCAGCGGCAATAATCGTTGTAAAATCATTAACATACGTGTTTATGTATGTATATTTGCAGAACGCATTCCGCAATCTAATCATTGCATATCCGCGGAATTTGGCTTTGCGAATTATATATCATGTGATAAGATTGGAATTTACACGGGCTTTGCCGTCGCATTTGAAACCTATTATCGACAGGCTGGAAAATGAATTTGGCGAAGACCCCGACAAAAACAATAAAAAGAAAGGAGAAAACGAAAATGAGTAAATAAATAATTATATTTGCAACGGGGATAGGCGGAGTAATTAACCGGCCGAAAGGGCAAGCCAACAGCCCGTCCCCGTTTCTTATTTGTTGGCAGTTCTTAAAAGTTGGCAATTATGGAAAATGAGATTTGGAAAGATATTCCCGGATATGCAGGGATATATCAAGTTAGTAATTATGGGCGTGTAAAGTCTTTGCCTAAAAGTTATATTATTTGTAACAAGTATGTTGTTACAGCAAAAGAAAAAGTGTTGAAACAACGTAAAGTAAAAGGTTATAAAATTATAGAATTAAATCATAAAGGAATTGCAAGGCGTTTCCCGGTTCATGTATTAGTTGCAAAAATGTTTATACCAAATCCAAACAATTATACCGAAATAGACCATATAGACACGGATAGGGCAAATAATAAATTTTCAAATTTGCGTTGGTGTACACATTCTATGAACATGAATAACCCAATTACAAAGGAAAAAATACGTAATATACCAAGAATAAAAGGGAAAGAAAATCCATTGTTTGAGGGGAAAAGCCCGGACGCAAAAGCAGTAATTCAATATGACATGAAAAATAACATTGTGGCTAAATATAACAGCGTATACCAAGCAGCAAGAAAAAACGATTTTAGTTATAGTTGTATTGCAAGGGTATGCAGAGGCGAAAGAAAAACATATAAAAAATTTAAATGGAGTTATGAAACAGAAAGTAATTATTCTTGATGGAGGTCACGGCGTGGATTGTGCCGGAAAACGTTCCCCCATTTGGGGGGACGGTTCCCAATTGTTTGAATGGGAGTTTAACCGTGACATTGTACGCCGTATTGCGGCGATGTTGAAAGCGGAGGGAATAAAGTTTGAAATTTTGGTACCGGAGGACAACGACGTATCATTACCGGAACGTTGCCGACGTGCAAACGTTATCCATGCAGATTGCGGCAACAACGCCGTTTTGTTTAGCGTTCACGGGAACGCCGGAGGCGGCACCGGGTGGGAATGTTATACAAGCGTAGGACAAACGAAAGCGGATGCAATCGCAACCGTTCTTTGTAAGGAGGCGGAAAAAGAGTTTGCCCCGGATGGTTGGAAAATGCGTTTTGATTATGTGGACGGCGACCCGGACAAAGAAAGCCAATTTTATATTCTGAAACATACTGTTTGCCCGGCGGTATTATCTGAAAATTTCTTTTTTGATAATGAAAAGGATTGCCGTTTTATGATGAGCGACGACGGAAAAGAAAGGATTGCAAAGGTACATTTTGAAGCAATAAAGAAAATTGTATGAAAAAGTATTTGATTTGGGCGGCAATTGCGATGGTAGTTGCCGCCGTTGCAACAATATGGGTGCAACGAACGAAAATTGAAAAATTGACGGACGAACGGAACAGATACCGGGGAAATACAGAAACATTGTTGCAGGACGTCGAAACGTACAAAACAAAGGATAGTTTGAACGCCGCCAAAGTTGGAGTTTTGGAACTGAAATTGTCGGAGTTTGAAAGATACCGGGCGAGCGATGCAGAATTAATAAAAAACCTGCAAACAAAGAACCGGGAATTGGAGGCGGTAACAACGGCGCAAATGGAAACAATAACCCAGTTACGGGGAACCGTCCGGGATAGTATTGTTTATTTACCCGGAGATACAACAAAAACGGTTCTGAAATGCGTTGATATTTCCGACCCGTGGTTTTCCTTAAACGGAATCACGACACCGGACGGAACGTTTTCCGGGACGTTTGTAAACCGTGACAGCATTTTAATTGTTGCGACCGTACAATATAAAAGGTTTCTTAATTTCCTTTGGAAAACAAACAAAGTAAAGAACCGGGAAATTGACATTATCAGCAAAAACCCACATACAAAAATTATCGGGGTTGAATATATTGAAATTGAAAAATGATTATCTTTGTATCGCAATAAATACTTTTATCCATAGAAAATAAAAAAAATATTGTTTTGCAGGATTAAGCCGGATTTTTCCCGGCTTTTTTAGTTTTGCCCATTTTTAGCCCCGTAGCGGGCTTTTCTTTCCCGGATGGATAAATTACACATTTCGCCCGAAAAAGTGGCTTAAATCGAAAATTTGCCCAAAATAACTATCTTTTGAACCAAAAACAGAATTTTTTGCCATTTTCCGATAAAATAAAAAGAAATTCTTTTGGTGATTAAAATAAAGGTTGTATATTTGCATTGTCAAACAACAACGACGGGGCGTTTACCCCGAACAATTAAAAGAAAATCAAAATGGCAACAACAATTTACAACGGTTTATTATACACAACAAAAGAAATTAATCGCAATTTCCGCATTAAAATCAACGGTATTGTTGACGGTAAAAAGGTTAACAAGTTGGTAGGCGTTAAAGGATTGATTGAATTGATTGGCGTTGAAATGGCTAATAAGATGTTGCGCCGTGCATTTAATGGCACCGATGATAAAACCGTTTGCAAATTGCGCAGAGGAATAAAGATAAGTTTCTATGTTAAATAATATCCGACCGGGCGGGTTCCCGGAACCAAATACCGATTGACCATGCGTTTAACAAGGTCGGCGACGCATATATTGACATAACATTTGAATTTGCGTTGCATGAAAACCCGTCAATATATGAGTACGTAACATTTGGCGAGTACGACGCAAAGACCATAAGTAAAGCAGTATTGGAAACCGGATATTACGGCGAAATTTACAAATGGTTGTATTATCAGAGTAAGAAATAAAAAGCCCCCCGGCGTCATAAATCAATATGCACCGGGGGAATTTTACGCAGTAACCGAGAGCGATATTTGGTTGATGCGGTACCACAAAAATATATTGTTTGCCGTAAATTGCAAAACAACCCGCAAAAATAAATTTGAAATAAAAGTATTTATCTTTGGTAATTAAAGAAACATTTGTATCTTTGCATTGAAGTTAAGCCCACGCACGGGGATAGTGCGAAATAATATGAATATCAGAAAAGACAAAGAATTGAACATTTTGGCGAAAGCAGCCGGAAAGAAAGCAACAGAAGTTGAAACAATCATTGTAAATCAATTAATCCAAAAGGAAATGATACAAGACGACCCGAAATTTTGGGGATGCACTTTGTTTGATAGTATCGAACGTGACGTTCCGGTTTCTGATGTTGTCGGCATTATCAAAGCAACCGGAATTTCGGTTGTACGTTCCGAACATTTGGACGCATTTCTGAATTTGGTATTGGTCGGAAAAGGAGATTGCCCGGTATGTGGCGGAGAAATGGAAGTTACCGACGCCGATTATAAATGTTGCGGCGGCGATGGGTATTTAACCCCGTATGAATACGAACCGATATTTGAGGAAAAAACCTGCAAACATTGCGGACACGTAGAATAATAACCATAAAAATAAACAATATGAAATTAAGAGTAAATGAAGCAATCGCCCGTTCCGAGGCGAACGGAAAAAAGGTATTGAAAAAGGATATTGCAGCCCGTTTATTTGAGGGCGCAAGCGAAAGCGCACAGCAGGTAAATATGACAAATCTTTGCAACGGGACAACCAAAAGGATTGTTCCGGAATGGGTAGTAATAATTTGCGAAATGTGCGGTTGTTCCGCCGATTATCTGTTTGGAATGGAGGATTAAAACCATGAAAAAGAAGTTTATCGAAAAAATGGAAAAGATGGTTGATGTTTTCTTTTCCGATGCGTGGCAAGCAAAGGTTTTTGCAATGATATTTAGCATTTTCGGAGTAATATGTTTTATTGCCGGATTTTGGAATTATATCCATTTTTTGTTTTCTGCAATGTGTGGATTAATGGTTTATGTATTGTTTAACGAATTAAAGAGCAAATAACATGAGAGCGAAAAAGAAACAGCCGGAAAACCCGGAAAAAAGTATTGCAAACACAATGGGTAACGCAGTAAATGCGGTTAAGAAGTTGGCGGAAGCAATGGGACAATTGCCCGCCGATAAATTCCCGGAAATAAACGATGAACAACAGATTGTCCCCGGATTGGATGCCGTCGAAATAGAACAGCCCGCCGGGGCTTTTGAAATTGTGCCGGGCATGACGGTTGAGGAAATGACAGCAATGTTTTTTGATGGTGCGTTGATTGAACCGCCGTATAAAGTATGGCAGCTAAACAGCAAAGGACACCGATATTATTACA